GCCTTGCGCCTGTGTACGCGCACCCAGCCCCACCAGTCGAGCAAGCGCAGGCGGTAGAGCCTGTGGCTTGGCTTGAGGCGAATCAGGCGAGCAACTTCAAGCGCACTGCTGCCTGGTTGAAGGCCTGCGGAAAAGAGCCGAGTGCCGAGAACATGAGCGTGCAGGTGGGTTGCATGGTGGAGGAGTTCTGCGAGCTGCTGTCGTGCTTGCGCACCGACTCTGAGGGCTACGCCAAGCTGCTGGATCGCACGCGCCTCGACTTGGAATGGTTCGCCAGCAAGTTGAAGCGCCGTGACCAGGCTATCTACATCCCGCACCACCTGCGCACCGATGCCCTGGATGCCCTGTGCGACATCGAGGTCACGGCCAATGGCGTGGCTTACTTGGCCGAGATGGATAAGCCTGGGGCTGATCGCGCCGTGCTGGACTCCAACGACGCCAAGCTGGTCGATGGCAAGCCGGTGATTCTGGAGGGTGGAAAGATCGGCAAGCCTGCTGGTTGGACCGCTCCGGATCTGCGGGGGTTCGTATGAAGAAGGCCGGGAAAAGACGCCCGGCCCAAAGGCCGAAGCACTACACCATCCTCGATGAGATGATGGCCAGCCCGACCGAGCCGCTGCCTGTGGCCTGGAAAACTTACCAGCTCACACGGATGTATGAAGGCCTGGCCGCCATGGAAAAAGCGCCAAGCCCAACGACTGACGACTGGCGGGTGGTGTCGGATGCGGTCAACTTGATGGAGACCTTGATCGAGACCATGCAAGTGTGCGAGGACTCGTCGGGCCTGCTGATGGACTCCATCACCGCCCTAGCGGTCGCTGGCAAGCGAAACATGGCCGGTGGCACCATCCGTATGGATGGCGCTGGAATTCAGGCCGTGCGTGCTGTGCTGGAGGATTACGCTTGGCTGCTTGATGTGCTGTCTGCACGCACCATGATTCGCTGCCATCGCCTGACCGAAAAGCGCCTGCATGAGCTGCTGGACGGCAAGCGCAAGCCGCACGATGTGGAGGTGACGTCGCTATAAGGGTTTGTCCCAATAAATAAATGTGTGAGATTGTGGGAAGTAATGATATACTTGAGCCATCAACAACCAACCAGCAAGGAGCTGACCGTGATCAAGTTCAACAAATTCAACGTGACAAATGGTACTGACAAAGCCAAGGTGCATTACAGTCTTGACAACCGCTTTGATGGCCGCGCTTGTGTGACTATTTACGCCAAGGATTACGACCGTGCCCTGGGCCATATCTTCTTTGAGGAATACATCAACAACACGGACACGATGACCGACTATTTCGACAAGGGCCGTGTGGTGTTGTTTGCTGACCATCCTTTGTATGCCGCTGCCCGTGCCCGTGCTGAGGATGTGGCCGCTGAACAAAAAGCAAAGTACGAAGCACGCCGCGCATCTTGGAACTTGGCCGCAGCTTAATCAACCGGGGCCACTGGCCCCACCTTTTGGAGAACGACATGAAGCAATCACATTACACAACACCCCGTAACTTCGCAGACTGCACCTGGGTGCAGGGCTATGGCCGCCCAGAGCCTGTTTGGGAGAAGGTTGGGGGCTATGCCTTGGCTTTGGTAATTGGCGTCGGCATGGCCGCATTGCTGGTCGCGTGGTGGTCGTCATGAGCTGCATGAACACCATGATGATGAAAAGCCGCCAGGATGATGAGGACAGTGCTGAGGTGCCGGCATTGCGCGAGCTGGAGGATAGCAAACGCAGCCTGCTGGAAGCCCAGACAGCGCGTGAATACGCCGAGTCCATGTGCAAGTACCGCGAGGCGCAGATCAAGCGCCTGACGGCCTATCTACATAAAGCAACCGAGGAGCAATCATGAACAAAATATGTGACGAGTGCGAAACCGTGGCGCACTGCCTGAAGCACGGTTGCATTCCAAAAAGAGACTTCTGCGACGAAAATGGGAACTGCAACCAGGGCCGCGACTGCCCGGTGCGTGTGGCAAAGGTTGGCCAAAGGGTGCACGGGCCTGAGCTGTTGCCGCCAAGCGTGTGGCGCTACCAACTTAAAAAGCTGGCGTGCTGGATGCTGCTGGCGATCTTTGGGCTTACCGTGTGGCCCTTGATGCTCTATCTGGCGATGGGTGCTTAAACCTTACCCTTGATGCGCTCAAAGGTGCGCAGACCGCCCAGTCCCAACATGCCAGTGAGCAAGACCATGAGCGTCTCGTTGTCGATGGGCGGCAAGGGTGGCACGGAGACCCCTAGAACGGCCAGCAACCAGGGTAAAAGCGGCTGGACAAGGAACTGGTACACCAGACCGAAAACACAGGCCCAGCCGGTTGCTGGACGCCAGCCGCCACGGAACATGTCGGTTCCTGCCTCGGTCTTGTTGACCTCAAGCTGACCCAAGGCCAGCTTTGTCTCTGCGTCCAGCACGGCCAACTCGCCGCGCTGCGCCAGATCAAGCAGTTTGATCTTGGCGTCTGCTGCCGCCTGTGGGTCGGGAAGCACTTTTTCCAAGATGCCGCCGATGACCGGGATGAGTGCTTGCCAGATCATGGGTATGCCTTTCGGTCGAGCTCGAAATGAGGGCCGTCTTTGAAATTGCGCCAATCGCCGCCCCACTCGATTGGCACATCTACTTGCTTTGCAGCTTCTTTCATGGCCGCTGCGATCTTGTGATACAGAGGCCAGTCCCAGCGCACTTCATCCCCGACCCAAGCCCCAAGATCGACCGCATGGCCGGTGATGTGACGTGAGTTGAGGGTCTGGCTTGCACCGGACTCCATGAGCGTTTTCTGGCGCTCAGGAGTGCGTAAGCCTTCCAGGACTGTGAAGTCCACGGTGGTGATCTCAATGGCACGCTCGACAACCTTCACCAGGTCTTCATGCACGCCTTTGAGCCTCTGCTTTGAACGTGCGCCGAGCTTGTACATCAGCTTTTCCAGTGGCTGGCCACAAAGCCAATAAAGGCCGAAAACGCCGAGGCGATGCTCATTCCAATCCAAAACCCACCCTTGGAGCGATTGGCCAGGGCAAGCAGCTCTTCGAGTTGACGCTCCATTTTGTCGACCTTGCGATCCATGTCATGGACTTTCTGCCAAAGCACGCCGTACTTCACCAAGTCGATATCTTTCCCATCCGCCATAACGTCAACCTCCAACACTTAGATGCCTTCGCCAGGCGTGACGTATATCGTGGTCGCTCCAGAAGCAAGACCGCTGAAGAAGGTGTCCTTGTTGAAGCGCAAGACCTCGACAGCGCCAGGCACCAGCACGATGGCGTCTGATGGTGTTCCAGCCACTGGAGCAACGGCAGCGGCTTGGGCCGATGCAGCAGTCGGGCCGGTGCCGAGAAACACGGTGTTCGAGCCTGCGTTCACAAAGCGATACTGGCCTGTGGCTTGGGGGTTGAACTTCTCGTAGACGGGAGCCTGTACGCCTGTTGGTGCTGTGCCATCGGCAGCCACGACGACGGTCTTGCCTTGTGGGTTAAATGCGATTTGAGAGTTGGTTGCCATGATGGCTCCTTAGAAAATTGCGGGTTGAATGACTTTGTTCTTGCGCCTGGTGTAAATGTATCGGCCAACGCCAGCAATCTGATTGCCAGTGTAGTAATTGATACTTGCAAGATGGCCGTTCAAATAATTTGTGCCATCACTACCTATTCTGGCCTGTGTAGCGGCTGGAATGGTTGCACTGGTGTCAAACACTTTTGTGCCGTTGTTTAGCTTTGCAGCGCAATCGTTGATGTTCCAGACGCCAAACAGGTTGTAGGCTACGTTGGCCGCAATCGTACCAGCGTCAAGCTGGGCCTGTGGTGTGCCGCCATCAACGATGTACAGTTCTGGGTTTGTTGTATTGCCACGCAGCGCGATGATCTCGTTGGTTGTGCCATCATCAAACTGAATCAAAGGGCGAATACCAGAAACCGTCGATGGTGTTACTTGAGCTTGAGTTCCACCAGCACCAGTTTGCCAAAAGTCGCTGAAGTTGGTTCCAGTGATGGTGGCTACGTCGGCGTTGCGTGTGACTGTGGATGCAACTGTGGGGATGTAGCTGGTGGCAAAGGCACCAATTTCGAGCTGAGCGCCAAAATAGTATTGAAAATTTCCCGCTACGCCAGCGCCTCTGCTTGATTCCCAGATACGGTAGTGCATTTGGTTTTGCAAACCCGTTGCATCGGCTGGCACTTGATACCCAATTCGATACCAACCGTTCCCGTAGTTTTCAAAAATAAACGCATTCGCAACAGGTGCGCCAGTAACCGCCAATGTGTCTAAATTAAAAAACACATTGTATTCCGCTGCGGTTGCGAAATAGACGTTCATGGTAACCGTTGACGTATTGCCCTTTTTTACAAAAATTGTTGGGTAGTATACGTTTGTTGCGCTAGGTGTTATGGCGATATTTGCTTGCAACAAGGAGGTGATGCCTGCCGTATTTGTTGCCTTTACGCCGTTGGTTGTATTGTCAGGTGATGTAAACCCTGACGCCAATGTTGTCAAAAATGTAGCTAACCACGCCAAGGCGTTTGACAAATCCTGACCGTAAATTTTTAAATTCGTTCTTGCTTCTTCAATCAACAATCCTCGGCAAACAAGCGTCACTGGATTGAAGTCAAACCGAGGTGTATTTGCACCCATAGTTTCAATGAAGCCGCTGGCGTTCACACGAGTGGCTGTTGTTCCCGTTCTGGTGAACGTGATGCGAGGGTCTAGGCTGGCCGTAGTGAAATCAAGCGCGAATGAGGGCGTGATCATTTTGTGCTAAACATTTTAATTGCTTCTTTGGGTGCGGATGGAAACCATGAAACATAATTTCCGCAGTCGATGCCAACTGCAACGCCGTACCAATAAATCAGATTTTCGTCCATTGGAAACTCCTTCAATACATAGTGGCAGACCACGCGATCAGCGCGTTGGCCGGTACGTTTGCCGACACGTTTATTTTTAACGTGGTTGCCCCATAAGAACCTGTCCAAAAACTTAACCCGTTAAGGTTTGTATTTGCCGCAGTTGCCAGCGCAACCGATGGCGCTCCAGCTAACCCGTGTGAAATTGTGACCTCGTTTGTACCAGACAAAATTGTTGCAATGCCTCTTGCTTCGGTGTTGTAGCCAAGATTTCCACTGACAGCGCGGATTGTGCTGGTGCCTTGGGAGTTGTCGAAAGCTTCTGCTGTTGCATTGCCCATTAAATCGTTATCAGTAACGATGTACTGGTTGCACCCTGTGCCAAGCAACAACCCATATGATTGACTTGCGCCAAAACCAGCGTGAGCACCAGAACGACAGCCACGTATGGAAAAGCCGACCACATTGTTTCCAATGTCAAACCCAGCACTCACACCAATCGCCGCGCCAGAATTGCCGGACGCCCTGCAATTGTTAAACTCAACATTTCTTACGTTTCCACCAGCATTGTCAACTAAGACTCCTTGCAGTTGGTTGTTGTAAAAAGTGCAGTCAGTGAAGTGAACTGTGTCAACAATGCCGCCACTTGTTGACGCAATGTAAGCGCCGCGATTGTTGGTAGCAGACCAGCAGTTGTCAAAGAAAAGACCTTTAATCGTTGCACCATTGCTTGGGATGATTTCAATTCCATTACCATTGCTTGTATCCAACGCAAACTGGCTAAAGAAACACCATGTAACCAACCCATTTGCTGCACCATTTGGATTAATTCGCAAAGGGGTTCCGAAATCAATAATATCGGAATCAGATACCCATACGGCTTGTGTTCTGGTAATGTTTAAACCACAGGCGGGTTCAGTTCCAGAAGAATCCATGACAACATGGCTAATAAATGTGTCATTTCCACCATTAATTAGGATGCCAATTCCAGTAGATGGTGTGCAATCAAGTATCTGACCATTTCCAATAAATGTAATGACCACTTCAGCGTCAATGTGGATTCCAACATAACCATTTTGAAGAACAAATGTTCTAATAAAGTTACCACGAGTTGCGGTGTTCATTTTAATAAATGCTCCAGCCGTTCGTGCTGAAGTGGAGTAAATCTTCAGTCCTTCAACTCCACCATAACTCGCCGAAATGGTAACTGCATCATATGAACTACCGGAAACTAAAATGTTAGTTTGTTCAGGGCCATCGCCAAAAATATTTTGACCCTGTGTTGCAATAGACAAACCAGATGAGATTAAATAAGTGCCGCTTGGCATATACACCGATCTTCCGGTATTTAAGGCAGCTTGAATAGCAGCAGTATCGTTTGTAACCCCATCACCAACAGCACCAAAGTCTTTGACGCTGACGGTTTGAGATAACTTGTCTTCAACCGTGTAACCAGTTGTCAAAGCCCCGGCGAATGGTGGATCGTATTCAACACCAGCAGCGTTTGGGCTGATGCCTGAGCCGTCTGGAAAGTTGTAAACCATCGAGCCTTTGCTGTCCTGCACCAAGATGCTGAAGTTCACGCCATCAACGTAAATCTGGGCTGGTGTTCCTGCGCGTGAGACGTAGCCGTTGAGCGTGCGCAGTGGCTGGGGTGCGACGATGGTGAGCGCAGCGTCGTAGTAGGCAACGACTGGGTTGGTCTGTGGATTTAGATTCGGCTCGCCAATCCAAACGTAACCGTTCTTTAGTGGCTGCCCATCACGGCCTTGAAAGACTGGTAAGGGGACTTGAATCGAGAGTGCGGACATTTACTGGTTCTCCTGGATGGTGGATTGTCGCTCAAGGCTGCACTGGTGGCAATGCGTCACTCTGATGCCTCTTGCGCCTTGGATTGGATGGCTTCGCTTTGTGTCTGAATGGTGGTCAGCAGGCGCTTGACAATGGCTGCTTCTTCAGCTGATCCGCGCTTGGTGGTTCCTAGCTTCATCATCAAATTGCGCACTGGCGCTGATTCGTATATGCGAGCAGTAAGGCCAATACCACCAGCCGCCGCCAAAGTGCCGCCAAAGCTCCCCAGGAAGCTCTGTAAGGCGCTTCCTGCAACAAATGGAACTGCCTCTTGCCCTGTGGCTGTGACCACGCCTGCTTCGCCTGCCCTGCGTGTCAAATTCAAAACACGGGACAATCCTTCAACTTGCTTGAGGTCGTCGCCACGGAAGAAAACGCCGATTTGTGGCTGCAAGCGTTTGATTTCGGCATTGAACTTTTCAGGGCTGAACATCTTAGTTCCGTCTTGAAGTTCAAACTTGGCTTTGTCGGCAGCTTGAGCCAAGATTGAGGCGCGTGCATTGGCCCGGCCTGCTGGTGTTAAGCCGCTATAAAGTTGGCGAATCTCGCTTGGCTTTTGACCAAACAAAAGTCGATTAACAACTTCAGGTGTTTGTTCTCCAGACTTGAGAACAGACTTGAGAGACGCCATCTTCAACTCGTTTGCAGTTTCGCTCAGACGCTTATTGACGACCATGAATTTATCGACATCACGGCGCTCGCCAGTTTTCTTGATGAAGTCAATCATGTCTTCACGAACAGGACCATAAATCGCACGCAGTGCCTTTTCACCAGCATCACGCGCTGCAATGCTCATTGGTCGAGCCGGGTCATCCATAAAAATCTTGGCCAACTCATCTTGGCGATAGGCTTCTATTTGAAACAGGTCACGATCCTGCACATCTGTTTTGATTTGTTGCAGTCGTTGAATTGCCTCGTCCGAGCCATCTGTGCGTCGTCTGGTCAAGTCGGCAATCTGATCATCAATGGCCGTCAATGCGCGAGGCACAGGAACAGTGCCTTTATCTGCCAAGCGATTGATGACTTCCTTTTTCGAGTTAGCATATTTCTGGATGTCAGCAGATCTTTTTGTGGCCAAGTCCTTCATGATGTCGTCGCTGAGATTGGCTACATCGTCTGCCCCGAAGTCACGCAGCACATTGCGCACGGCCTCAATCCTGGCTTGCTGTTGTTCTGCTCGGAGTGGGCCAGTGCCTGCAATTGGAATGCGCTCGCCAAGGCGTTGCCCTGCTCTTCCAATAAAGGTTTCTGGCGGAACAACGTCAGAGGTCATGACGGGAACGCCACGTCGACCAGCTTCTTCCACAATGGGTTGAACTGTTGGCGTTGTTGGTGCAACTCTGGGGGCCATTGCTCGGGATGCTGCTGCACCACCGGCTACACCGCCCAATAGACTGGCCGCAATCTCACCAGCTGGTGTTCCTCCGGCTTCACGGACTGCTTGACCTGCTGCGCCTGCACCTGCGCCACCGGCCATCTGAGCCACCGGCTGGGCTGCCAGCATTCTTCCGACTTCGCTTGTAACGGGTGCTGCCGACATTTGAGCGATACGCCCTGCCCCAGCCATTGCACCGCCACTTGAAACGCCTTGGATGGCCTGATTAACCATGCGCTCAACGGCATCTCGTGGCTGCGGGAAACCTGCGGTATTCAAGATCTGCGACGTGACCTGCTGCATAGTTGGGATCTGTGCAGTAGCAGGCAATGCAATATTTGCAAGCCTTGTTACTGGGTCGATCACGATTCCAGCCAAGCCTGTAACGCCTTCAATTGCCCCACGTCCTGTCAGGCCAACTTGTCGGCCAATCTCCTGCAAAACACCTGGTTGCTGAGGCTGTGGTGCTGGAGCTGGCGCTGCCTCTGGAAAGCGCACATCCACTGCAACGTTTTGCCCTTGGGTTGTTTGCACGTTGAAGGTTTGACGCTGGGCAAATGCGGCTTGCGCTGCTTGTCCAATTTGGGCATCAGTTGCATTTGCTGGGCCTTCCAGCTCAATGATGCTGCCGTCTGGTGCTTCGACTTTGTAGATTGCCATTTATTGGCCTCTTTGAATCACACGGAAACCTGCTGGCATACCTGGGACGGCTGCTGCTGGCGCTGCTTGCGCTGGTGCCGCCACTGGTTTTGGAGCTTCTTGCGTGGCAAGTGGCTGCATGTTTTCCAGAAACATTTGTGCGGTTGGGCTTTGTTTGGCTGCCGACTCCAGCAATTTCCGGCTTTGGTTGTACTGCGCTTTGGCTGCACGATCAGAAACGTCAAAGATGGTTTTGAGTTCACCTTTGGTGAAGTCTATGTCACCGCTTCGTGCCTTGATCAGCAGCTTTTGCTCGCCCTCTGTGATCTGGCCTTGGCCTGTCAGCATGGTGCGAGACTTCAAAGCCATTTCAGACAAGCCTTGAATTACCTCTCGGGTGGCGTTTACAGCCTTGTCACCAGTAAAACCCAAGGCGCTGGCAACACGTACAGTCGAAAGCCTTTGCTCTGCAAACGGCCCGGTAATTGCCGCATCTAATGCAGCCTTGTAGCGCGGCAGATCACTGAGTTGTGTTGCGGCCGAGTTTGCCTGGTTGTAAAGATCAGGAACCAGTTTTCCAAGCTCTGCGGCTGCCGTCTTGTCCACGTTTGACACGTTGACGTTTGTGACTGCCGCTGGTGGCTTTTTGAGGATTTGCAGCGACTGAAATGTTTTTTGCTGCTCTGGTGGCAAGTTTGCAAAGTCGATGGATTCGCGCACGGATGGCGCAAGGGTTTCGGCTTTGGTTTTTGCAAGTTCAGCAACTGCCATGGGCCGAGCAAACTCTGCTGCCACTTCAGCTGAAAGCGCTTTGGCTTCAAGTTCTGCCAATTTTGGTTTGGCTTCAGCTTCTGCCCTGCGTTCGCCGCCGAGCTTGACTGCGCTTTCGATGACCTTATCGCCACCAGGCACCTGAGAGATGGTGAAGCCGAAATAATCCTCGGTGGCCTTTGGGTTTTCCTTGGCCACGTCGCGCCAGGTCTCCAAGAACATAGCTCCTTCGTTGTCACCACTGTTGCGCTTGGCTTCGATCTGGCGCTCAAGCAGGCTGATGGCGATCTCTGGTTTGCCAGCTTTGAAGGCTGAGAAAACCTGGCCAGATTGCTGCAAGGCGTTTTGCTGACGCTCGCCTGACAGCATGCTGAAACTCTCACGCACGGACTTGGCCTGCGCCTCTGGCAAGACCATGGCAAGGTTGGCATAGTCCGCAGCAGTTGCATTAGGCTGGCGTAGCTTGGTAAAGCCTTCTTGAATCAGCTTTTGCTGCGCCACTTGCTGCGCCACTTGCTGCTGTTGCTGCTCTTGCTTGAGCCTGGTGTCTTGGATGGCTGCGCCTGTTTGGAAGGCACCTAAAAACGCTTGTGTTGGGTCGGCAATTTGAACGCCGTAATCAATCGGTTGAACCATTTTAGAACCCTCTCCTTGTGCCACCATAAGCACTACCCAAACCCATGCTATACCCATCGTCAACAACAGGTGGTGCAGACACAGGCGATGTAAAATTGCCGCCAAGACCGCTATAAATACCAAGGCCACCGGAGATCGCTGCTGGAATTGCACCAAATGCCCTGCCTTGTGCTATATCACCACCTGCAATAGCAGCACCTTGTTGACCAAGTAAATTAGCCACATTTGCACCTGTCGCCTGACCCGCAGCTCCAACACCAGCAGCAGACTGCTGCCCCAGTGCTGTCATGCCACCTAGTCGACCATATTGCTGTTCAATCAGGCTGGACAGAAGCTGAGGTCTGAATTGAGCAAGTGCGCCTTGAATGTTTCCACCACGCAGACCACCAGTAGCAGATGCACGCTGAAGCAATGCCTCTTCACCTTGACCAGCAAGTGCTTTAAATGTCTCACCGCCCCTAATACGCTCGATGGCTGCACGTTCGGCCTCTGGCCCTTTAAGGCCAAAGAATGCTTGCTGTGCTTCGAGTGCTGGTGCTCCAGCAGAAACATAAGGTGCAAGCAATTTTTGAACTGCATCAAACTGTCTGCGTTGTTCGTCAATACCTTGTTGTGCAGAACCTGCTTGTGCAGCTGCTGCACTTTCTGCTGCATCAGCTTGGGCCAGGCCAGAAACGAGTGTGGCACCACCGACTGCAATGCCTGCCAGTGCTGCGCCTGTTAGTCCGAATGTCATTTTGATTCCTCCAGGTGCGCTGTTTTGCCAACCTCAAGGGCTGGCGCTGGCGCTGGAATGGTGAACATGTCCCACAAGGCTTGCGGGTCTTGCTCGTTGCTTGGGTTTGCGTGAAAGGTGGTGACTTCGACGTTGGTCAAAGTGATGCCAGCACGCTTGGTGCCGATCTTTGAAATGCTCATGTCGCCTGGGCCGAGGGTGCGTGGGCCGCTGTCTGTGCTGACGATCAGCTCGCCCTTACGAACCAAGAAGAAGGATTCCTCTTTGTGGACTGCGCCAGTTAGGACTGTGCCTGCTGGGATGTGCATGGTGCGAGCGTAGAGGCCGTTGCAGAATGCGTGATCGACCGGCATCTCAACCTGTGGGAGCTTGAGCAGCTCGGCCTCCAGGCGATAGATGGGCAAGTGCGCTGCTGGCACTTGCTTTTCCATTTCCTGAATCGTGACGTTGCTCATGGGGCACTCCTGTAAAGGGTGAGCCACTGGCAGCTCGGTCAGCTCAGTGCGGCGATTGTCCCACATTTGCATGGTCTGTTCAATCCATCTCGAATTCGCGCTCTTCCCAGGCCTGGCAAGCACGCAGGTCGTGGCAGATGAAGTCGAATTTGGTGCAGTAACCACGGAAACCAGCATCGGTGTCCCAATCGTTGCTCGGGATGCGCTCCATCTTGGCCTGGGTCATGGTGCTGTTGTCGTAATACTCGCAGTTGGAGCAGCGACGACGACGGGCTTCTTTCTCGTCCACTTGCATGGCTTGGCCAAGCGCGACCCAGTACACCTTGTTGGCTGTGGGCTCGTTGCTTGGTTTCTCTGGGCCGAGCATCCAGTCGTCGATCACCACTTGGGTGTTCTTCTTGTTCTCGGCTGCGGTGATGAATTCTTCCTCGACCGGCAAGCCCATAAAGCCCTTGGGCATCATCATAAATTTGTCCATGTCTTACTCCTTTATGTGATCTCGCGGCCGTTTGCGCGGATGGTCAGCGATGTGGCTGCGCTGGCGATTGTGCTGATAAAGCTGCCAGGGTCAAGTGCTTGGCCGACCAGCTCTGGGCAGGTGTAGGTCTCATCGGGCGCGATGGCACGGGTGTCCATGATCAAGTTGGATGCGCCTGGGGCGCCACCACTTGTCACCAAGTTAACACTGATCGTCACGTTGCCTGCGCTGGTGTTGGTGATGGTGAATTTGTCGATGATGGCCTTGCAGTTCGTGGCTGTGTACTGCGTGGTCTGGCCGTTCTCGGCCTGCTTTGCTGGGATCAGCACCTTGATTGTGACTGCCATATTATTTCCTTAGGTTGGTGCAACGTATGCGGTGATGATGCCATTGGCAAAGGTCAGGGAGCCGTTTGCGCCTAAGGCTGTGAGCTTCGCCAATGCTGCTGTTCCAGAGATTCCGACATTCTGAAAAGCCATCGTGCCAAGACCACTGACGGCAATCGTAATCGCCCCGGCTGTGTTGGTGATGGTGATGTTTGCGCCAGGCGTAAGCGTGGCCTTGGTCAGCGTGTTTCCTGTGCTATTGCCGATCAGAAGCTCACCATTGGTGAAGGTGCTTTGACCTGTGCCGCCCGAGTCTACGGGCAACGGGGGAACGAGGCCTGAAATCTTGCCGCCCGTGATGTTTACGTTGTCTGAGTTCTGTGGGGCAAGCGTTCCAAGCTCTGATCTTGGGGCCAGTGCCAGCAACTCCACGGCATTGGCCAAGCGGCTGATCTGGGCCAATGCCTCGTTTGCTGTGGCCGCTGCGTTATCCGCCTGATACTCAAAGTCAGTCCCGACGATGACCTGGATCTGATCGACTGTGGAGAACAACAGCTCGAACTGCCTGATCTGTTGCTGGTCGGTCAGGAAGGTTGCGAGTTGATCTCGCGTCAGGTTGAGCCTGCGGGAGACTGGTGCGGTTGCCATCAGTATGCCAATGCCTCGATTTGTGCCTCAAGACGCATGAAGGAAACGTGCGCGTCGCTGTCGCCACGGAAGCGCTGGATGCGCCAGTTGCGCATGTGGCCCTGCTGAAACCATGCGAGGCGCTTGGCTGTGTTGCCAATCGTGCCCACGCTGATGCTGCGATCCTGACTCCATGCGAGGCCGTCTGTGCTGTAGCTGGTGCTGATCTGGGGGTTAGTGCCCAGTGCCACGCTCCCGGTTAAGCTGACCAACTCCAAGCGGTTGAAAATCGCTCCGTTGCCTTCGTTGTAGGCAATGAGAGTTCCGAATTCCCATCTCACTTGCTGGCCCCAGTGGTGCCCGGTAGATTGCACCAAGTATCCGATGGCGCTGCTCTGTGGATCTCCGACCAGCCACTTGTCGTAGATCCAAACCATGTTGCGTGCGCGGTACTGGCTGAATCCTTCTGTAGTGCTGGTGAGGGTAAACCAGACTTGATCTCCAAGCGCCTCTGATGCTGATGCGTCATAGACGATGGTGCGGTCTGGGAGGTGGACGTAGAGGTGCTGATGGTTTTTGTCGTTGCGTGTCTCGAATTGCACGCGCACCAGCTGCGCCTCGGTGTAGGTCAAAAGCAGGTTGTCGATTTCCTGTGTGCTGATCTTTTGGGTGGTGGCTGCTGCGCCGATGTAAATGCCTGGAGCCTCATTGCGGCCACTGCCCAAGAAGGCAATGCGCTCCAAGTAGATGCAGCAGGCATGTGTGCCAAGGCAACCTTTTTGGACTTGAGCGCCGTCGATGCGTGCGAAGGGAAACAGCTCGCCGCCCACGTTGTCGAACACCTCGATGGTGTTGCGGTTGAGGGCATAGACCTCATTGCGGAGCTTGAGCAGGGCCACGACTGGATCTGGATCAACCTCGGAACTTCCGTATTTCAGGGGGTTGACGATAAGCGGGTCTGTGAGCTCGGTGACGATGAGGAATTCGCCGTCGGTGGTCATGAAGTAGCCATCGACCCAGCAGAAGTCCAACACCACGCCGAGGTCTGGGTCTGTGTTCTGTGTGAGTGTGGATGCTGCCGGATCCCAGAAATACAGTCGGCCACCTGATGCAATGGCCAGCAGATCAAAGCTGTAGTCGAGTGTTACCAGGGTGTCGACTGGGCCACCAACGTCGCCCAACACGGTTACAGCGCCGTTGCTGGCCACGGACACCAGCTTGGTGCCCATGACTCGGTAGCAGACGCCGTTCCAGTTGATGCCGCCACGGTCTGTGCCTGGGCCTGTGCCGTTGGCAACGATGCCATCACCAGGGCGCAGGAAGCCGTTGCTGATGCCTGACTGCTTTGGAACTGGCACCATGTTGACAGGGTAGGCCGTGCGCAGTTCTGGGGTGGCGTCGGCATAGATGCCGTTGAGAATTGGGATTTGCATAGCTTAGAAGCTGATATGCAGCTTGTAGGCTTCCAGGCGCATTAGGTTGTTGGCCGTTGCTGGCTTGACCGTGATGGCGAAAGTCTGATCGACTGTGGTGTCCACTGTCAGGAACACGTTTGCGCCTGTGGATAGACCATGACCGACTGCGCTGGCTGAGTTGCTGACCACTTGTGAGCCGCCACGGTTGCACATGAGCTTTTGCACGCAGGCGCTGGCGCTGTTGGCTGCTGCTGCTGCCAGCAAGACGCCGCCGCCGTAGGTCATGCCCAATGTCTTGACGGTGGCGTTGTTGGTGAGGCTGAACAGAGCGTCGATTTCCATGCCGCCGCCTGTGCCCATGGCCCAGCCTGGGACTGTCACTGTGGCGACTGTCACTTCGGTGTTGGCCACGGCCACGACTGGCACGCCGTACCAGACCAAGGCGGTCTGAGTGCCGGACTGTGTGCCGCTGGTGGTGACGGCTGCACCTCCTGCCGAGGTGGACACTGTGAAGGTGTTGGCCGACAGCACGGTTTTTACGTAGTACGTGGTGTTGATGGCTAGGCCGGTGGGCAGTGCGCCTGTGGTGGTGAAGCGGATGGTGTCGTTGATTGAGAGGCCATGAGCTGCCCATGTCACAACGCCTGGGGCTGCAATGGTGATCGTCACTGTGGATGCGACGTAAGGCAAGTCGATGGTGACTTCCTCGGTGTCGGTGTCTGCGTCCAGAACTTCGTAGAAGCCTGTGGTGGCTGTGCCTCCAGTCCATGTAATGTAGACGTCTTGGCCTTGCGACACTGCATTAGTGAGGCCATGTACGCCTGCGCTGACCAGCTTAACGTCGCCTGCATTGTCTGCGTAGGTCAAGGTAGTGAATGTGGCAGCAGGTTGTACCAGGCTGACCGGCGCAAGGTTGCCCAACACCAATGCTGGGAAGCTGCGCAGATTTGGCTGTGTTCCGATGTCGTATTCGACTTGGGCATTCCGATTTTGGATTCGAATCACACGATCTTGACCGTATGGCCCAAAGGTCTGCGCCCTGTTGAAAAGCGTGGCCAGTGTGGTGTAGATCCACGCTTGGCCTGGATAAGCAGCCTCCAGTTGGACGATGGTGGGCTCGTTGCCCGTGTTGCCGATGCTGATGGATTGACCGGCTGGGAGTGGCAGATCAACGTCGTTGGTGGTGGTGGATGGCTGGATGAACATGGGGATCTCCTTGGATGGGGTTTAGGCGACGCGATACCAGCTGTTGGTGGCCTGGTAGAAACGCATGGTGAAGAAGGCGTTGGCGGCCAGGGTGGTGGGTGCGCCGAATGCTGCTGCTGCGCCGTTCAGGGCCAGCGTGAAGCTGGTGATGATCTGGGTGGTGGTTACCAGCACCTGTGTGCCGTCTGGCACGCCAGTGTTCAAGGGCAACGTGACTGTGCCAGCGGCCAAAGTGCCAGCAGGCTGAATGACCATCCACTGCTGCTCGCTGGTGGGCGTGGGCACGGTGATGTTGAAGCCGGTGCCAGGGGTGTAGAGGTTCGTGGCCACTGTGGGAGCTGCGAACGTCTGCTGGAAGTATTGCAGCAGCTGGTTGATCGAGACCTTGCGTGCGTCGCCGTTGTTGGAGACGTAGACCGGCAGGAGATCGCCGCCAGATACCTGGCTGATGCCCGAGAGTTGGTTGATGGTTGGCATGTTGGTTCCTCAGTTGAATTCGATGGGGCCATCTTGACCGGCCAGGACTGGATCGACGGGCGGACGGATGAAGGGGTTGTCGTAGACGCGCCATGGCTTGTTGCCTGCGCCTGCTGGCATGGTGCTGGGCAGTTGTTGCTGCACTGGCATGGCTGCGCGTGACAGGAGCGTGTTGTACGACTCTTTGGCCGTGGCCTTGGTGTCGGGCATAACCTGCTTGCCGTAGGACGGCCCCAGCTTGATGGCCAAGTTGGTGTAGATGGCCTCGTTGGAGCTGTCGGGCACGTTGGTCTGCTCGTCGAGATCGCTGTCCTGGGGGCTGGATGGCAGAGGGTAGCCTAGGCGGATGCCGAGGGCGTTCCATGCGGCCATCATGGTGTCCAAGCGCCGGAGGGCGGATTGCATTTGCTCTGGTGTGAGATCAAAGGCGTAGGAGGCCAGCCCGATCTCGTCGAAGGCCTGCTCGATAAATTGGCGCTTGGTCCATCCCATTGTCATTCTCCAGTTGGCGCGGACAGTCTGTCCTGGATCAATTGTCCCAGTTTTTTGTCCCCAGTGCGACCGTCGAATCGGATGCCGAGTTCTGTGGCCTTGGCCTCCAGCTCTTCACGGGTGGGGGCTGCGTCGTCTTCTGGTGCGGTGTCCACGACCTCCACGGCCTCAGCTGCTGCTTGGGCTTCTGCCTGGGCTGCGGCTTCTGCTTGCTCGCGCAGCAGGCGGTGGTTGATGCCGTCGATGGGCTTGGAGGGCTTGCGAACCTTGACGGGTTTTTTTCCCTTGCGGTGTTTTGGGGTGAGGATGTTGTCCTGCATTATTTGGCCTTCTTCTTCATGGGCTTGGCTGTCTTGGCTGCTTTCTCGGCTGTGCTGAGTGCGATGGCCACAACTTGCTTTTGAGGCTTTCCGGACTTCATTTCTTTGGCAATGTTCTTGCCGATGGACTTGCTCGAATAACCTTTGGTCAATGGCATGGAGTTCTCCTATTGCAAAAAGGGGGGCCGAAGCCCCCCAGTTTTTTGGCCAGATTAC